AAGGACGGATTCAATGTTTGGAAGCAAAAAACACGCTTTAACGACGATTCAGAATACCAAATGTTTGCAGACGTAAGTCAATTACAGGCAAACGTATTGGATTTAATCGCAAAGGACAAAAGAATAACGCCTGAAGTATTGGCGACAACACTTGATCAAAACGTTGACACAATTAATTTGGTGATTAAAACATTGGTTGAAAACGGTTACGTTCAGGTTAATGAATACGCAATTGGCGAAGGCATTGACGAAAACATAATTGTTGAACATACGCTTACGCAGCCATTGAATGAAATATTGGTTAAGGTTCAGCCGACAACAAAGGAATTGTTAATTCGTTATTCTTACGAATGGAAGCAAGGGTTTAACAATACCGATAAAAAAACAAGCCGCCCGTTTTGTGTTGCTTTATTAGATGCAAATAAAATGTATTCACGTTCTGAAATTGAACAAATAAGCGCACGACTTGGATATTCTGTTTGGGATAGGGCAGGCGGTTGGTACACCGTGCCGGGAACTGACAAACACGAACCAAGTTGCAGACACCAATGGGTTTCAAACATAGTAACACGAAAATAAAATGAGCAAAAACACGTTATTTATATCAGTACAGTCAATAAAGGACAGAACCGGCTTGCACGCGAACGTGGACGAAAAATTGGTTTTGCCTGAAATTAAAACCGCGCAGGATATGTATATTTTGCCGGCTTTAGGTTCAGCGCTTTACAACGAATTACAGGACGCAGTTGAAGCAAACGCATTTACTGCATTACAGACGACATTATTGGACGATTACATTGTGGATTGTTTGATTTATTATGTTATGTCTGAATTACCGCAAGGTTTATCATATCAGTTTTACAATAAAGGGTTAATAAGAAAAACAGGCGAAAATCAGGAATCCCCTTCAATGCAGGATATGATTGACGTGGCGAATAGATACCGCGCACGCGCTGAATTTTACAAACAAAGACTTATTAAATACTTAAAACAAAACAACGCTTCATATCCAAATTACTTAAACTTTGGTTCAGGCATTGATTCAATTAAACCTGACAACGAAGGTTACACGGTTTCAATGTGGTTGGGCGACAATGGTTGTTGCGGTGACGGTTGGGACGGCAAAAGTAAAAAGTCTTTTGAAGAAAGGTATCAGGGTAATATAGGTTGTTGCTAAAATATGAGTAAACAAGTAAACATTAAAAACCAAAATAAGCTTAAAGTTTATTTGGCAAAAGAAAAAAAGAATGACATTAAACCAAATAGTCAAAGAACTGACAACGATAGGAAACGCCCACGAACAAATTAATTTTGTTTATTTTGGTGACGTTTGGGAACGTTTAAGTAACGGCGAAGTAACTTATCCTGCAATGTTTTTTACCTTAACCGGTGCGAATGTTGCTGCAAAGGAAATTAGTTATTCGTTCAGTCTTTACTTTATGGATCGTATGTTAATGGAAGAAACAAACGAAACTGAAGTATTATCAGATATGACACAGGTTGCAGGTGACATTGTTGCGCAATTAAGGTTTCCAATGGATTACCAAAAGGTTACTTGGACATTGAACCAAAATTTACCTGTGACATTTTATACAGAAAGCGACCCGGATTTATTAGCGGGCGTTAAATTAGATGCGATTTTGACAGTACCATTTATTAACAACAGGTGCGAAGTACCTTCAAATTATACTTATTAATGGAATCAAAGAAAATAAACCAATTAGCGACAGAACTTACGCCGGCGTTGTCAGATTTGACAATTATAGGCGACCCGACAACAGGAATAAGTAAAAAAATTACGCTTTCACAAATGGCGTCTTTATTTACGGGTACTGTTGAGGAATACGCAAACCTTGCTTCGTTTCCTTTGGTTGGTGTGGCTGACACTATTTACATTGCTTTAGATACAAACGTTTTATATCGTTGGGACACGGGTTTAACTTCTTACGTTGAATTGTCGCCTAACATTATTAATTCATTGGTATTTAGTGACGCAAACGGATTTGACGGAACGATTAGTTTAGTTGGTTCAGTTGCAACGCTTACAATTACAACCGCTTTAACAACAGGTTCAGTTGGTTTTATTGGTGCTTCAGGCGCTTTATTACAGGATAATGCAAACTTCTTTTGGGACGATACCAACAACAGATTGGGTATTGGTACAAACGCGCCAACAACTGCAATTGATACTTTTGGGTCAGGCATTATTACGCGCGTAAACGGTACTTCAACAAACAACGCGTTTATTGGTTTTGCAAGCGCAGGGACAAACAAATGGTCAGTTGGTAACGTTCAGTCAGATCATAGATTTAGGATTTATAGTGAAGCAAATACAAGCGAATTAGTTTCAGTTTTACAAACAGGTGAATTTGGTATTGGTATTGCAAACCCAACAACAAAACTACATATTGACGGCGGTGCAAGTGCTTTGATTGCTAACTTAGACGCAAACGTTTCTGTTGCAAAAAGTATTTCGTTCCGTTCTGACAATAGTAATAGGATAAATTTAGAAGTTTCAGGCACAGAATCAGGTTCAAATGTAGGTGCAGATTTATTTATTCGTACTTATACAGATTTAGGTGCATTAATTGAAACGCCTTTTCAAATTACACGTTCAACAGGTTTAACAACAATTAAAAGTTTAACGCTTACAAATGCTTTATCAATTGCAAATGGTGGTACAGGTTCAACAACACAAAACTTTGTTGATTTAACAACTGCTCAAACTGTTGGGGGTATAAAATCATTTTCAAGTAATATTATTGTAAGAAGTGGGAATGAAATTAGATTTAATCGTGCGGATAATGCAATTTATACAAGATTATATGATGCAGGTAGTGGAAGTGCAAATGGTTTTATTTTAGATAATACAAATGGGGAAGGTTTCCATTTTAAAAATGGTTCTACAACTATTATGAGAATGCCCTCAAATCATTTTGTTGGTATTGGATTAGACGCACCTGCATATAAATTAGACGTTCGTGGTCTTTATGACGCAGGAGGTATTATTACTGTTCGTTCAACAGATTCGGCTGCTATTGACAAAGGTGGTGTTTTAGGTTTTGGTGGTTTCCATAATGGAAGTTCAAACCAAAGTCAATGGGCATATATTAAAGGAGCAAAAGAAAATTCAAATGTGAATGATAATGCTTCATATTTATCTTTTGGAACGCAGTTAACTGCAAGTTCAATGGTTGAGAGATTAAGAATTACTTCAGGTGGGAATGTTATTATTCAAAGACCTGCAAGCGGCGCAACTTTATTACAATTATCAGGTTCTTCGGCTTATGGCGATACTTCTACAATAAATTTATGTGACGGAAGGTCTTATATAAAATCTGAGATTTTAGTTTCAGCAAATGGTAATACTGATTTAAGATTTGGAACTTATGATGGTTCGTCTATTTCAGAGAGAATGCGTATTTTGCCGAGTGGTACAAATTTTTCAGATGTAGTAATTGGAACAACAACAACTTCTTATGGTGGTAATGCAGGTAGAGGAACATTAACTGTTGGAGGTTCAAATACTGCATTATATTCTTTACAAATTGGTGGAGTAAATAGGGCTTATTTATATTGTGATTCAACTGCTACATATTTAGATAATGCAAGTGGAACAGGCGATATTGTTGTTGTAAATGGCACAGGTGGAGTTAAATTAACACGAAATGCAACTTCTTGGGTTTCTAATTCAGATGAAAGGTTAAAAAATATTAATTCTACTATTGAAAATGCAATTGAAAAATTGTTGACATTAAGAACAGTTAACTTTTCTTGGAAGTCAGACGATACAAATGCAGAAAATATTGGTTTAATTGCGCAAGACGTTGAAAAAGTATTGCCACAATTAATTCATAAGTCAAAATTAGTTTCAAAAATTGATGAAGAAAATACAGACCAAACAGAATATTTGGGCGTAAGATACACTGAATTAATACCTGTTTTGGTTAAGGCAATTCAAGAATTAAACGCAAAAATTAAATAATGACAATATTTTTAACCATAGTATTTTTAGTTCACTTAATTAGTTGGGTTTTATATCAAAAGCACCAATTTTTAGAACGCGATCTTTATGCAACAGATTCGCATAATGCCTACGAACACAATAAAAAATGGCATATTTGGAAGGGTATAAACCATTTATCAGTTTATGTTTTGGTTTGGTCGCTTTATGGTTTCTTTTCAATGGTATTCTTTGCAACTGCCTTTTGGTTTGGATTTGACATTCTTTGCAATATTATCGTCTTAAAAAGACCGGCATTTTATGTTGGTCAAACGGCGCAAACAGACCTATTTATTCGCAAAGTTGCGGAACTTATAAAAATAAAGCCTGAATATGCTTCCGCATTGATAAAAGTATTAATTTTACTAATATTATTAATAATTAAATAAAATTTATGACTTACAAAAACCTATTGGAATTAGTAAACAACTTAAACAATGAAGTTGTAAACCAACAAGTAAAAGGTGAAGACACTAAAGTTTCACAAAAACTTGGTAAAGTTGCCAAAAAGCTTGAAAAATACGTTAACGAATACAACGAACAGGTTGAGGAAATTAGAATTGATAACGCTTCAACAGACGACAAAGGGGTAATTTTAAAAGAAGAAAAAGGCGGATACAAGTTCAGCAAAGACGGGTTGAAAAAAGTAATGAAACAAGTTAAAGAATTAGGCGAAAAGGAATTTAAATACGAACCAATAAACGTTGTTAATCCCGCAGGTTTAGAAGAATTTACTTTTCTAAAGGATTGGTTAACAGGCGTTGAATTTATAACAGAAGAAGAACTTTAAAATATGGCACAACATAGCGACCAAGCGGATTTTGGGGTATTAGTTAGCACGATCGGTGCAATTGTAAGTATTACAACGATTCAACCTATTGTCACGTTAATAGCGGGTTTGGTCGCTATTGTTTCCGGTATTATGGCGATTCGCTATTATTACAATGCCACGAAAAAAGTAAAGAATGACTAAAAATATTTTGATAATTGTTTTATTGGCAATTGTCGTTTTATTTTTAACAACGCAACCGCAATACAAAGGCGCAAGTATTACGATTGTAACGGACACGCTTTATAAAGATACTGTAATTAAAAAATGGTACAAAGGTGATTCAATACCTTACAAGGTAATTGACACATTCAGGGTTGAAGCGCAAAAGGTTGACACGGCTGAAATACTGAAGCGTTATTTTGAAGTAAAAGCGTATTCGGATAGTTTACGGATAGATACGAATAATTACGTATATGTTCAGGACACAATAAGCCAAAATAAGATTATTGGCAGGGGTTTTACGGCTAAAATAAGCGAAAAGACAATTTTCGTTACAAAGACGATACAACCAAAAGACAGAAGTGCGCTTTATTTCGGCTTTATGTTTGATTTAAGACAGGATAACAGGCAATTTGGTGTTGGTATTGGCGGCGCATTTAAAACGGCTAAAAAAGGGATTTTAACGGCAAACGCAACAACAAACGGATATTCGTTAGGATACTATTTAAAATTTTAATATGGCATTTGGTTGGAAACAATATTGGAAGCCTACGCCTAAGAATATTAGGAAATTCGCGGACGCATTAAGCGCTGCGTCTTTGGCAATTTCGGCTTATTCTTTTATGTCGGATTACAAATTATTTGCATATATTACATTGGTAACGACGTTTGTGGCAAAATTTTTATCAAACTTTTTTAGCGCAGAAAATGAAGGACGAAAAAACACTTGAACGAATTAAGCTATTGCACCCGAAATTAAGGGACGAAGCTTTGGAAATGTACGACGATATTATTGCAGCTTTAACAGGGTTTGCAGCCTGTCGTTTTGCGTACACTTTAAGAACCTTCGCAGAACAGGACGCGTTATATGCGCAAGGACGTTCAAAGCCGGGCGCAAAGGTTACAAATGCAAAAGGCGGTCAATCATATCATAATTACGGTTTAGCAATTGACATTGTTTTATTGATTGACAAAGATAAAAACGGGACTTTTGAAACTGCGAGTTGGGACACAAAAACAGATTTTGACAAAGACGGCAAAGCGGATTGGATTGAAGTTGTCAATATTTTTAAACGATACGGTTACGAATGGGGTGGCGATTGGAAGTTTATTGATATGCCACACTTTCAAAAAACGTTTGGAAAATCAATAAAAGAACTGCAATTGTTGCACGCCCAAAAAAAAGTTGACAAAAACGGATTCGTTCTAATTTAAACCTAATATGACAAAAACAAACCTAAAAACAAAACGCCGCAGACTATTCTTTGATATTGAAACTTCGCCAAACATAGGATTATTTTGGGAAGCCGGCTACAAAAAGAACATTACAACAGACAACATTATTCGGGAACGTGCAATTATTTGCATTTGTTATAAATGGGAAGACGAAAAAGAAGTTTATGCTTTACAATGGGATGCCAAACAGAATGACAAAAGAATGTTGGAACAGTTTGTTAAGGTTGCAAATACTGCTAACGAATTGGTTGGTCACAATGGCGACAAATTTGATTTGGCTTGGATCAGAACCCGTTGTTTATTTCACGGTATCGATATGTTTCCAAATTATCAAACAATTGATACGCTAAAGGTTGCCCGTTCTAAATTCCGTTTTCAATCAAACAGACTAAATTACATTGCTGAATTTTTAGGTTTAGGCGGTAAAATTAAAACCGAATTCAATCTTTGGAAGGATATTCTATTGAATAAAGATAAGGTTGCAATGGAAAAAATGATTAAGTACTGTAAAAAGGACGTATCATTATTAGAAGAAGTTTACAAGTTATTAGGCAACCATATTGCACCAAAGACGCATTACGGCGTTGTATTTGGTGAAGACAGGGGAAGTTGCCCGGAATGTGGCGCGGGTTCTGAAGACCTTATAAAGAATAATACAGTTGTCACCGCTTCAGGTTTAACACGTATTCAATACAAATGTAAAGTTTGTAATAAATTTCATTCAAAAACAGACAAATAATGAGCAAAATTCTATATACAATTATTGACGACTTGTTGGCACGTGAAGACAAAGGAATTAAGGAATACGGTACAACAATGGACAGAACAGACCTAACGGAAATTGATTGGTTGCAACACGCTTACGAAGAAGCTTTGGACTTATCAATTTATTTGAAAAAACTTATAAAACTAAAAAAAGATGCGAATGCCAAAGGGATTTAATAAGTGGACTTTGTCCCAACAGGAAGAATTTTTTACAAAAAAGCTTCAGGAATTATATAATATCGAAAAGGATATTCGCCAAAATTTAGCAAAGATACGCGGCGGAAATAGGGTTGAATTCAAAGAAATAGAACGTCCGGACGAAGCGGAGTTAAAAGGGTTATAATGAAACTTTTAAAAATATATAGCAAAGGCAAAATTCTAAACTTTGACGCTTATATTCAGCTTCAGGAATTAGATCGTACCAACCCAAATTTCAAGGGTTGCGGTAACGAGTTTAAACAGAACCGGGATTGGTGGGTTATATTAGATAAAAAGAAAACAATTGTTGCTTACTGCGGTTCTATTTATACGCAGGGAATTTGCATATTCAACCGCGCGTGGGTTGACAAAAGGTTTAGAGGTTTAGGAATACAAAAGAAGCTTATTAAAATAAGATTGAAAGCGGCAAAAGAAAGCTGCTATATTGCAATTACATACACTACAAAGGACAATTACCCGTCGGCAAACAATCTAATTGCCTGCGGATTTAAGTTTTATTTCCCTGAATACGCCTACGGTGGTGACGAAATGCTATATTTCCACAAAAATTTGGACTAAGTTTACCATTCATCAATTTATTTTACCGTTCGTCACTAAATAACTTTGTTTACATTGTGTAAAACCTGTATATTTGTTGTCTAAACAAGCCAAATGAATACAGAAACACAAACAACAATCGGTGAATTAATGCATAAGCCATTAAGTCGCGCCGCAGATTATGCAGGCGCATTGGGATTCAGTCGCGGTTCTTTGAATCTTATTTTACACTACGTAAAAGAAAACAATATTGAACGCATTGAAGAACTTGCGCATTCAGCTTTAGAAAATATTGAAGACGTATTTATTAAACATCAAGTACAATGAATTTAGAATTAAAGCTTTTTAAGCTTCAGGAAAACGTGCGTTATTTTCAATGGTTGTTTGATATTAGCAACCCAACAGAAGCGCGCAAACGTATGGAAATGTTAAAGTCAGCAAAAGAAAATTTGAAGAACTTTAAAAAGAAACATTACCCGCAACTATTGGAGCAACCAAAAAACAATTTCCCAAAAGAACCATTTACGCCAATGTCGGAATGGTCAGAAAAATTTGAAGAATACGAATTTTAAAACCAAAAAAACCTATATGAGTATTGTAAAAATTCAGGCAGAATTAAAAGCGCCAAAGGGTCAAGTCAACAAATTCGGCAATTACAGGTACAGAAGCGCCGAAGACATTATTGAAGCCGTTAAACCTATTATTGCAAAGTACGGTTATTATTTAGTTATTTCAGACGCGATTGAGCATTACGACGACCGATTTTATGTAAAGGCGGTTGCTGCGTTAGTAAATGAGCAAAACGAAGTAATTGTTCGTACTTCAGGTTATGCCCGCGAAGAAGAAGTAAAGAAAGGAATGGACGCCGCACAAATAACCGGGTCAGCTTCTTCATACGCCCGTAAATATGCGTTAAACGGTCTGTTTGCGATTGACGATACAAAAGACGCAGACGCAACCAACGAACACAAAGACGAAGTTGGTGACGATAAACGTTTATATTTGCAGACTTTATTAGAGAATACGCCATTTACAGAAGACAAAAAGAATAAAATGGCGATCAAAATTGAATCGTTTACAAAAGAAGACGATTACAATAAAGCTTTAAAAGTATTACAAGGAAACCAATTAGATATACCAAAAGGATAATAATGAGAGAATATACCATTGAAGAATTAACGAATAAGGCGGAAAAAATGTTGGACTTTTTACAGAAGCCATTGCCTAAAAATGATTCGGCGGATTACCACGACGCATTGATTAAACGATTGGACACGCTAAACGTGGCAATGACACAATCAGGCGAATACAGAACCGCCGCAGAATATAAGATTGAATGCGTTATTGATATGGAAATTGGCGACAAAATCCACGAAATAATGGAAGGTAAATTGGCAACTTCAACTGTAAATATGTGGGTTAAAAGCAAGGCGCGTGAATGGTCACGTTTAAAAAACGCATTTGACAGAATAAATGCTTCTTCAGTTCACCAAATAGACGCCATTCGTTCAATACTTAGTTGGGAAAAAGCCAAAATAAATTTATAAATAAATAGTCAGGTGGCGGAAATGAAAGACGCACGGAATGTAGGTACAAAGTAAGGAGTGTAACGGTTGAGCTGCTCCTACGGCTGAAGGCTCACAATTGCAGGTTTGAATCCTGCCCTGACTATATTTTAAAATAAAACTATGAAACAGGAAACTTATCAGGATTTAGAAAATGGTATGCAAAAATTGCTACCAATGGAACGTCAAATGTTATTAGCTGAAGTTTACCATTATTGTTGGTATTCACCTGAAGCTTACGAAGAATTAAAAAAATTCTTAAACAAATGGGAAAAAGAATGTAATTTTAAAGCCGTATTTTTTAAACCGGAATCAGAAGATTCCACAAACTAAACATAATGTCAGAAGTAAAAAAAGAAAATTGGGGTGCTTGGAAAAAAACCACAAAAGACGGAAAAGAAGTAATTAATTTCGCAATTAACGGTAAACGTTACAATATGTGGGTTAATTCGTACAAAACAGAGGCAAAACACCCGGATTACAAAATTTATGAAGATACTTACGTTGCGCCGACAGATGCGCAAAATAAGCCTGTAAATAACGAAACAACCGGATTCAAACCTTATAACGACGATTTAGAATTTTAGATTATGCAAACATTACAAAGCGAAATTTTAGACTTTTATAAGTCGCACAGACAAAGTTTAAGACTGTTGCACAATATAATGAAGGCAAACAATTTAATAAAACAGGAAGAAGTTATTATTGACCCTGAATTGTCAAATGAAGCAAAGAAAATATCTTTGATTGTTGAGGAAATTTTTGACGTTAATATGTCAGTAAGAAGCCGAACCAAAAACATTGTTGACGCAAGGAAGGCAGCCGCGTATTTAATTAGAAAATATACGACTTTGTCATTAAGCGAAATAAGGCAATACATTGGGGTCGGCGACCATACGACAGTAATGTACAATATCAATTCAGCAAAAGATTTAATTGACACCGCAGATTGGTTCAGAAATAAAATTGCATTCCTTGAAAAAAGAATTGAAAAAAGCATTATATTTGCAGACAGGAAATAATTAAAAGCGTTATGGTACAACGCAGTTAGGAATATATTGGGTCAACGGATTTTCGGCAAGTACCATTTGCCGGCGTCCCGCGACCCTTTTTTATTATGAAATATTTTTTACACGATAGCAATGCATTTGAAGACGAAAAGGTTGCTTTGCTTTTTATGAAGTACGGATATGAAGGTTTGGGGTTATTTTATACGATCCTTGAAAAATTAGCTAAACAGGAAAAACCTGTTAATACTGAAGTGCTAAAAATGCAATTAAAAGTTGGTAAAAAGCTTGAAAAATGTTGGAACTTTATGGAAAGTATTGACATAATTTCGTCAAACAATGGTGAAACTTTCAACAAACAATTGCTAAACTTTAGTGAAAAGTACAAGATAAAAAAAGAAAAAAACCTTAAAAGAATTTCACAATGGCGTGAAAATCAGGACATTGCAGAAAATGTAACGCATTACAAAAGTGTTCGTAACGACCATAAAGAAAAGAAAAGTAAAGTAAAAGAAAGTAAAGTAAATAGTATTATAACTGTTCAACCTACGGTTGACCCACAAACAAACTTTTTAATTTTAATTGAACCTTTTAAAAATACTTTGGCTGAATCTTACGAAGAATTTATTGCCTATTGGTGCGAACCGTCAAAAAGTGGTAAATTGCGTTATGAATTAGAAAAGTTTTTTGATATTAAACGCCGCGTAAATACGTGGTTACAAAATCGCATAAAATATGGAAATACAAAAAATACTGACCCAACTGCCGCAAGCCGCAAACGAATGGAAGGACTATCCGATTGGGTTAATAGCTAAAGAAGATTTACCGATTGTTGAAGCTTTTAAAGGCGAAAAATTATCAGTTGTTGACGTGCATAATTTGAAAAGTACATTGGCATATATTTTCACTTTGATTGGATTAACAAGGTTGCCGGACAAAATGGAATTGGATATAATCGAAGACTATATTCGTACAACTTACCCTCATTTTACAATAAACGAATTAAGGATTGCGTTTAAAATGGCGGTACAAGGTCGTTTTGATTGCAATACAGACCATTTTGAAAAGTTTTCACCTAAATACATTTCCCAAATAATGAATGCCTATAAAGCCAAAGCAAACGAAGTACGTAAAAATATTCCGCCGCCACCTGAACCGCCCGTTCCACAATTAACAGACGATCAGATTGTTGAGTTTACAAAGAACGAATGGTTAAATGGTAAACGTGAGGACTTTAACAAGGTATTTAATGCGGATAAGGTTTTTGCTATCTTATTGAAACAGAAGAAGTTAAACTTTACGCCTGAAGAAATTTTGTACACGATTAAGGTAGTGCGCGAAGACAATTTGCAAAGGCTTAATAAGATGCACCCATTGGATGCAAAACAATTCAGCAAAAGCATAAAAAATGAAGATTTTATTGAAACACAATGTAAAAAATTAGCTTTAGTTAAATATTTTGAAAACTTATCAAATTAAATATACTCACTTTGGTACTGTAAAATATTGTTATACCGATAATTTTACCGACTTTTATGCAAATTATCCTGAAGTGCAAACAAAGCAAAACAGGCTCGAATTAAAAAAAGAATTTTACCAAAAAGTATGGACATATCAGCAAACGATCTTACAAAATGGGCAAAAACAAACCTTGAATGTATCGGGTACAGGTTGAACAGGGTAAACAATATTCCATTTGGTAAACGTAAAGGGACAATTCAAAAAGGTTGGGCGGACTTACAAGGATACACAGAAAACGGCGTTTATGTAGCGGTTGAAGTTAAAAAGATTGGCGACCGTTTAAGCGTCGAACAAAAAGAAAGGTTAAAAGATATTTACGAATGTGGCGGAATAGTGTATATTTGTACTGAAGTGGATAATAAACCAACTTTAATTGAATGGTCAAAAATGAAATTTTAGCGGAATATTGGGATTCAAAGGAAGTTAACGACGCCTTTGGAAAAATGCAACCTGAAGAATTGCAGTACGATTTGAAAGCTGAAGTTTTTTTAGTTCTTTGTGAAATGGACGAATCAAAGTTGGTTGGGATGTACGAACGAAACGAATTGAAATTTTACATTGTGCGAACTATGTTAAATATGATCAAAAGCGACAGAAGTACATTTTTTAAAAATTACAGGAATTACACGGAGTTTGTAGGTAACGAAGTGAACAGGGAGTTGACACGATTAAATGAAGAACCGACAGAATTGTTTGAAAAACTTGAAAGGAATTTAGAGGATTTACATTGGTATAATAAGGAAATATTGAAGCTTTATGCGATTGACTTTAAGAAAAACGCTAAAGAATTAAGCCGTAAAACCGGCATTCCGTATATGTCAATCGTAAGGACTATAAATAAAACCAAAAAATTAATGAAAACAAACATACGCAAATGATTTTATCAATTATAACCGCAGTCTGTGCATCACTATTTATTAACGATATACATAACCTTCCCTTTAAATGGAAGGCAAATTTCAAGCCATTTAATTGCGGAAGTTGCTTGGCTGCGTGGCTTGCACCAATACACTATTTCGCACCTGAATTAATCCAAAACATTACTTCAACAATGTTTATTGCCGGATTTTTAGCGCCTATCTTATCAAAATTAATTTGGAATTTATGGAAATAAAAGAAGAACACCGTAATTGGTTGGAAGCCAATATTGGTAATTATGAAACTGCAAAGAACGGGTTTATCAGAAACCTTGAATTGTCAGAACTTCAAATGTACGAACACATTTACAGACTGTATTTAGACCCTAATTTTTTATTGTCTGTTTGGTGTGGCGCTTGTAAGTACGAAATGATTATGCGTTTGTACAAATGGTACGAGCAACAACCAAAAAGTTTACCAATAGAAAACA